GAATAAATTCTGTGACAATTATACCACAAAATAGTGGTAAATATATCACATAGAATATTCAATTAAGGGTTGTTATTATTGATACAACTGGAGATTGTGTGAGGGTATTATGTATATCTTTTATATATATAAAATATATATATAAATTGTATACTAGATTATATATATAAAAAGTATATATAAAATATATATCTATTATTTAGAGATAACTAGAGGTTGTATGAGATTGCGAATCATTCTCAAGACCCCTATATACCTGCCACCCCCCCTGTGTGGGGTATGTATGTACTGCTTATACATTTTATAGAGATTGGAATGTAAACTAGATAGAGTCGCCCTGTTTTGAAGACCAGCTAACTACCTTGCTAGATAGCTGGACTGTCCCAGAGGGAAGTAATAGATGCTTCAACCCCTGGAGGGTGTTACCCTAGTATACACACGATTCTTACATTTGTCAACGTCTACCAGAAATAAATTTAAATATTGTTGTCAACTAGCTGTAAACTTGTTATAATAATAAATATGAACAATAATTTTCTTCCATCATTAAGCAATAAAAGGAAGTTGACAGAACAACAACAAAACTTTCTTTCAGCTCTGGCAGTTCAAGCAAAGGGAGATATTAATAAAGCTTTGGATATGGCAGGGTATAAAGAAACTTCATACTACAACGTCATCAACAATCTAAAGGATGAGATAGTAGAGGTAGCCACAAAGATTCTAGCGAAGTCTGCACCACAAGCTTCTCAAAAGCTAGTAGAGATTCTTGAGAGTGATGACCCCATCCCTCAAGTCAATGCAAAACTTCAAGCAGCTCAGACTCTTCTAGACAGGGTCGGTGTTGCAAAGCGTGATAAGCTGGATGTTACCCATACATCTACGAGTGGTATATTTCTGTTACCTGCAAAGAAAGAATTAATTGATGGAGAAGCAGAAGAGATTAGGATATTAGATGAGAAGAAGGAATAGTTCTACTATACCCTTTGGTTATAAGTTATCGGAAGATAACAGAACATTAGAGAAAGTTGATAAAGAACTTTCATCTTTAAGTGAAATGAAAGATGGTGTCAAGTCAGGAGCTTTCTCTTTGAGAGGAGCAGTTGAGATTTTAGAACATCAAACTGGTCGCAAGTTATCTCCTATGGGATTAAAGAAAATCATAGACAGAGATAGCTTTGAAAAACCAAAAGGATTATTAAGTAGAAATGACGAGACAGTATAATTATAGCTTTGCCCATAAAGCCAAGATAGCATCAAGAAGAGCTGTTAAGGATAAAGAAAAAGAAATTAAAAAGCTAAGAAAGAATTTAGAAAATAAAACAACGAGACTTAAGGCTAAGAAAGAAGCTTTGAGTATTGTACAACATGGAGAACAAACTAATGAAACGAAAAATAAAAAAGGGTTGGTCATGGGGGAAGAACAATATAATGTCCTACCTCAATCAGTTAAGAAATTACTGGAAGAAGAAAAAGATAGAATAGTATTCAAACCTAATGATGGTCCTCAGACAGAATTCTTAGCTGCACCAGAGCAGGATGTTTTGTATGGAGGAGCCGCAGGTGGTGGCAAATCATATGCCATGCTTGTTGACCCATTAAGATTTATGCATATCAAGGAACATAGAGCCTTATTATTAAGGAAGTCTATGCCTGAATTAAGAGAATTAATTGACAAGTCAAGAGAACTTTATCCTAAAGCCTTTCCAGGCACAAAGTTTAGGGAAGTCGAAAAGATTTGGAAATTTCCTTCAGGAGCAACATTGGAGTTCGGTTATCTGGACAGAGATGCTGATGTGTATAGATATCAAGGTCAATCATATACCTGGATAGGGATTGACGAACTTACACAGTATCCTACAGAATTCCCACTCCAATATTTGCAGTCACGATTGAGAACAACTAATCAAAAGATAAAATGCTACATTCGGTGCACAGCAAACCCTGGAGGTGTCGGAGGAAGTTGGGTTAAGAATAGATATCTAGACCCAGCACCTCCTAATAATAGTTTTACTGGTGTTGATGAATTAACAAGAAAATTTATACCAGCACGATTAGAAGATAATCCATATTTAGCATTGGATGGTAAATATGAAAAGATGTTACAATCTTTACCACCAGTTCAAAGAAGACAACTCTTAGATGGGAATTGGGATGTTTCCGAAGGAGCTGCTTTTGCTGAATTTGAATATGATAAACATTGTGTAGCTCCATATGAGTTACCTAAACATTGGCAAAGAATAAAAGGAATTGACTATGGTTATGCAGCAGAGTCTGCAGTTATATGGGCAGCCTTAGACCCAACAGATGAAACCTTAATTGTTTATAGAGAATTATATAAAAAAGGTTTGACAGGAGTTGACTTAGCTAAACTTATTTTTCTATATGAAAAAGAAGATAAGCTTTCTCCACAAGGAGTTTTAGATAGTGCAGCTTGGGCAAGAACTGGCACAACAGGTCCGACTGTAGGTGAAGTCTTAACAACAGCAGGACATAAACTTAGAAGAGCTGATAAGAATAGAATTCAAGGAAAAATACAAATACATGAACGATTAAAATTTAATGAGAAAGGAAGACCAAGAATGATTATCTTTAAGACTTGTCCTAATTTAATTAGAGAACTACAGGGAATTCCTGTAGACCCTAATAGACCTGAAGATGTAGATACTAAAGCTTCAGACCATGCTTATGATGCATTACGATATTTAATTATGTCTAGACCTAGAAGTCCAACGCCTTATGAAAGAATGAATCAAGTAAAAAAATGGGTACCTTCAGATAGGGTATTTGGTTACTAATGTTTAAAATATTAATACTAGCTTATTTAATTGGCAGCGACCCAGTTATAACACAACAGAATTTTGAAATGCAAGGATGGTACAATACTATGGATGAATGTCGTATTGAATTATTAAGTCAACATCCTGACCAGACTTATCAAGTAATGAGAGAGTTTGTAACCGATAGTAATTTTAAATGGGATTGGTTAGTTGCAGGATGTACGAATGAAGAAACAGGTGAGAAGTTTGTAATTTATCCTACTTATCCAAAAGGTAAACCACCAGAATTAGAAGGATTAGAATTTGAATTAAAAGATATAATGATATGATAAATTTTCCAGAAGAAGTCTTTTTGTTTCTGATGTTTATTTTTATTACCTTATATCTTATATTTAAAGTCATTCATTTTATTTAATATGCCTATATATACATTTATAAATAAATTAACAAATAAGAAATATGATAAAGTAATGTCATATGAAGAACTTCTGGAATATATTAAAGACCCTAATATTGAACAAGAATATAAGATGAGTCTATTTAGATGTTCTGATAATAATGGTGAGAAAGACCAGATTGTAGATTGGTGCCGAGATAAAACAATTCATGGAAATGGTAAGTTTCAAACTTATGGTAAAGTAAAAACAAACCAACACAATCATAATTTTAAAGTACTGAAAGATAGGAAGCATTTTAGTGAACCGCAGGAAGATTAAAATAAATACCAAAGCTAAAAGAGAAATTGACAAGTATCCTCTTGTTGAGGTCCATTGGTACGATATTGTTAGTGATTCAAATTGGCAAAGTATATCAGCTTGTCAAAAAGCAAAGCTTCCTCCTTGTGTAACTAAAGGACATCTACTCTCACAAAAGAAAGGTTTAACAAGGATTTTTGGCGATTATTCGCTATCAGAAAAAGATGAAGGGTCTATAGATGAGATTGCAAATACGACTTTGATACCTACATCTGTTATCATAGAAATCAAAAAGATTGTTGACAAACGACATTAATAAGTGTATTATTGTTAATATATATCAATATTGGAAGGTTTAAATTATATGGCTTTACTACCTGCTGCTGAGAGACAAAGTCAACTTATGCAAACTGAAGAAGTTGCAGAAGAGGGTTATGATGCTCTTGTTGGTTTAATTAATAAAAAATTTCAAGCTTGTAAAGATACTAGAAATGATGATGAGAATAGATGGTTACAATCTTATCATAATTATCGTGGAAGATATTATAAAGATATTCATTTTACTCAACATGAAAAATCTAGAGTCTTTGTTAAAGTTACTAAGACTAAAGTTTTAGCAGCTTATGGACAAATTATAGATGTACTATTTGGAATGGGTAAATTTCCATTAGTCATTCAAGAAACAGAAGTTCCAGAAGGTATTGCTCAATACGCACATATGAATCCTCTTAAAGAACAAATGGGGGATGATAATATGCAACCGACTCCAACTGTTGAAGGAAATTTAGAATATACTCCTGGTCAACCTATGAGTCCTACTTCTAATTTAGGATTTCCTGGTGATGGTAAACCTTTAGCAAAAGGTGCTACCTTTGATTCTTTAAGTGAAAGTTTCTTAGGTGGATTAGAACCTGAATTAGAAAAAGCTGAATTATCAGAAGGACCTGGACATCTTCCAGAATTCCCTCAAATTAAACCTGCACAAATTGCTGCACGAAGATTAGAAAAACTTATTCACGACCAATTAGAAGAATCAAATGGTAATGTTACTTTACGTAATGCTATTTTTGAATCTTGTTTATTAGGAACAGGAATTCTAAAAGGTCCATTTACTTATAATAAAACTGTACATAAATATACAGGAACAGGAAATGGTACTGCTAGAGAATACACTCCTGATTTTATTAAAGTTCCAAAAGTAGAATTTGTTAGTATTTGGGATTTCTACCCAGACCCTAATGCTAGAAATATGGATGAGTGTGAATTTGTTATTCAAAGACACAGAGTTAACCGACATCAATTTTTAGATTTAATCAATAGACCTTATTTTAGTAAAGAAAAAATTGAAGAATGTTTAGCTGATGGTCCTGCTTATCAAAAATTAAGTTGGGAACAAAATATAGATTTAGAAGGAAGTACAACTGGAGATATAGAAAAAAATAGATATGAAATTTTAGAATATTGGGGAACCATTGATGCTATGACTGCAAAAGAACAAGGTCTAACAATAGACCCTGATATAGCAGATACAACAGAAGTTCAAGTTAATGTTTGGATGTGTAAAAATAAAATAATTAGAATTGTTGAAAATCCATTTAAACCTTTTAGACTTCCTTATCAATCTTTTCCTTATGAAAAAAATCCTTATAACTTTTTTGGAATAGGTGTTCCAGAAAATATGGATGATGCTCAACAAATTATGAATGGTCATGCAAGAATGGCAATTGATAATTTAGCTTTAGCTGGAAATTTAGTTTTTGATATAGATGAATCTGCTTTAGTTAATAATCAAAGCATGGAAGTTTATCCTGGTAAGATTTTTAAAAGACAAGCAGGAGTTCCTGGTCAAGCAATTTATGGAATTAAGTTTCCAAATACTGCTACAGAAAATATGCAGATGTTTGATAAGTTCAGACAACTTGCAGATGAATCAACAGGAATACCATCATACTCACATGGACAAACAGGAGTTCAAAGTATGACAAGAACAGCATCAGGTATGTCAATGCTTATGGGTGCTGCATCTTTAAATATAAAAACAGTTATAAAAAATATTGACGACCAATTAATTAAGCCTTTAGGAGAATCAATGTTCCAATGGAATATGCAATTCTATGAAGGTGAGTTACCAATTGTAGGAGATTTGGAAATTAAAGCGACAGGAAGTTCTAGTTTGATGAGAAAAGAAGTTCGTTCTCAAAGACTAACAATGTTCTTACAAACTATTCAAAATCCTGCGATTGCTCCATTTGTTAGAATCTCGGAAATTATTAAAGAGTTAGCATACTCTTTAGATTTAGACCCTGATGAAATAATTAACTCTAAAGATGAAGCAGAAATTTATGCGAAAATTATAGGATATCAGAATGCTAACAAACCAAATGGCTCACAAGCTCCTGCACCTGGTCAACTCGGACCAATGGAAGGTAATGGAGGAGTACCTCAAGAAGGTACAGCACCAAACAACTCTGGAGTTGGCGAAAGCCCAATCGGACCAGGTAATGTACCAATGCCAGGGGAAGTGGAATTTGCTGGACAGGTTACAGAACCTACCCCAGCAGGTTAAAGAAATAGTCAAAGGTAGTGTTGACTAATTAACTATTAATTGTTATAATAACAATATAGGATAGAAATATGGGTAAACTCATTAACATGGCAACAGGTGGCTTAATGTCTAAACCACCTTATCTTAGACCTAATGATGAATCTGATAAAGAAATCAGAGCATCTGATGGAAATCTAAAAAAAGAACCTGCAGGTATTACACCTTATGATGTAGATTCTCCAGTTTCTACTAGGAAAGGTTTGCCTTCAAGATTACTTTCTCCAAGTCGAACAAGATTTTCAAAAGGTGATATGGCTAAAGGACCAGGAATTAAACCTGAACAAGTTCCAAGTATAGATTCTTGGGAAGATGCTACAGATGATTCAGATGTAATTCATTTAGTTAAATTAAATAAGACAGAAACAAAATTATATAAGACTTTGAAAAAAGGAAAAGAATTAGATTTGAATACTAAGAAGCAAAACGAAACATTAAAAAAATTAGAACAAAAGAAAAATAAAAAAGCTCTTGGTGGGTACATGGATGAATTTCAAATTGCTGAAGAAGAACCTTTATCTAGAGGAAAAAGAGCTTTAGGTGGAGCAGCAGCTCTTGAAGAAAAATATGATAGACGAAGAGCTTATAGAGCTTTTCAAGAAGGTGATTTAGTAGAAGATGAAATTATTGAAGAACCTTTAATGGCTCCAGTAGGAATGGAAGAACCATTGATTGAAGATGAGATTGCTGCAGATGATTTAGCTATGGAAGAAGATGTAGCTATGGAAGATGCAGAAAGTGTTTTAGATACTTCAATGTTAAGTGAAGAAGAAGAAGTAGTCGTGGATGCTGCTATAGAAATGTATCCAGAATTAGAAGCCATTTTACCAAAAATGGTTGCAACAGAATTTACAGAAGATGAATTAGTAGAAGGACCTGGTACAGGAACTTCCGATTCAATCCCAGCATTATTGTCAGATGGCGAATTTGTATTTACAGCAAAAGCTGTTAAGAATATCGGCATTGATAAATTAAGAAAAATGATGGCACAAGCTGAAGAAGCTTATGATGCTGGTATGGTTAATCAAGAAGAAACTGCAGAACTTGCAGTAGATGAAACCATAGTATAACAGAATTTAGAGTAGGTACTCTAGATAAACAAGCTACCTTCTATTTTTGTAATAGAAGCCCTTGTAGCTTCGTTTTAAATTAATCACCTTTTTTTGCTACCTTCAGTAAAAGAAGCCCAAAGGAGGATAATTATGAATAAAGAGAACGAAGGAACAACTAATGAAGTCGAGGCGAATCCATATAATCGTAAAAAGTATTGGCATACAGCAGACGTAATGCCGAAGTCAGTACCAGATGCGGATAGTGGACCAGCCCAGCCTGACCCTGAGAAGAAGACAGGATTTGACTACGCAAGTATGACTACAACAAATAGTCCGAACCCAAATGTCTTATCACCTTCTTCTACAGCTACTTCGGATAAGGTCGAAGATTCACCATTAAGTAATGTTGAAGTTAAACCTTATACAAAAGTCGACTATAAAAAAAGATATGATGACCTAAAGCGTTATTATGATAGGAAACTTGGTGAGTGGAGTAACAAAGAAGGAGACCTCAAAGCACAGCTTCGAGATAACCGACCTAAATACACCCCACCTAAAAGTGCTGATGAACTTAGTGCTTTTAAAAAAGATTACCCTGACATTTATGGCGTGGTGGAAACTGTATCTCACTTGCAATCTCAAACAGAGATGAAAGGTTTGCAGGAAGAAGTTAACTCTTTGAAAAAAGCTAACACAGCTTTATCACAGAGAGAAGCTCAATTAGAGTTATCGAAATTTCATCCAGACTTTAATCAAATTAAAGAATCAGATGATTTTCATAATTGGGCAGACACACAACCCATGGAAATTAAGAAGTGGGTTTATGAGAATACTTCAGATGGTAAACTTGCTGCAAGAGCAGTCGACCTGTATAAGAAAGACCGAGGACTTGGATTAGATAAAAAAGCCACAGAAGATAAAAGAGTTACTCAAGGTGCTGATTTGTTAGTTAAAACTAACGAACAAATTCAACCACCAACGAATAATAAAGTTATCTTTAAAAGTTCTGACTTTGAAAAAATGTCAGACGCTGAGTTTGAAAGAAATGAGAAATCTATTCTTAAAGCTCAGAGAGAAGGTAGAATTACTAGAGATTAGTAAAACTACTATTTTTATCAACCAAACAAAAAGGAGTCATAAATTATGGCAAATTTTGCAGGTTCAAGTACTACTAACTTTGGTGGAGAAACTCCATCAGGTGACGAGGCTAACGCCTTTTGGGTACCTCAAATATACTCGAAAAAAGTTCAAATAGCACTACGTAAAGCATCTGTTGCAGAAGCAATCTGTAACACAGACTATATGGGTGAAATTAAAAACTTTGGTGACACAGTTAATATAGTAAAAGAACCACAAATAACAGTAAGTGATTACACTAGAGGTCTTGCGACTTCAGCTACAGCACTTACTGACGAAGAGCTTGTTCTCACAGTAGACCAAGCTAAATACTTTCAATTCGCACTAGATGATATTGAAAAGAGATTTTCACATATCAATTTCCAATCAGTTGCATCAGACAATGCAGCATACAAGCTAAGAGATGCTTTAGACAGTAATGTCTTTACATATCTAGGTCTTGATGCTTCATCTATCGGTGCTACTAGACAAGGAAGTACAGCCACGCCTGACAGCATTGGTTTTACTAGTCCGCAAATTGACCCTTTAAATGAGATGAGTCAAGCCTCTTTTTTTCTTGACAGACAAAACGCACCTGAAGAAGGTCGTTGGTTTGTTGGAGCACCTGAGTGGTACGAATCTTTAGCTAACACAGCTTCTAAACTATTATCAGTTGATTACAACGCTGGTAAAGGTAGTCTTAGAAATGGATTAGTTGCAAGTGGTCTCGTTAGAGGTTTCCAAATGTACAAATCAAATAATCTAGCAACAAATGACTTAACAGCAGCTACACCTGCTGGGACAGCAACTGCTCCTGTGGCAACATGGGGTCAAATGAGTGCCGTTTCGTGTGCATCTCAATTGAAGATTGTTGAAAGTTTAAGAAGTACTACTACTTTCGCTGACATAGTAAGAGGATTACTTGTCTTCGGAAGAAAAGTTCTTAGAACTAATTGTATAGGAAGAACAATTTACGTTATAGCCTAATTTATTAGTCTATACGTTATTGTTAGTATTAAACCTAACATCTAGATAGGGGGTTGCAATATACCCCCTGTCTTTTAAATAAAGGATTATATATGGAACATATGCAAAAAGCGTGGGATTATATAGTAGCACATAAAAAAGTTTCTATTGCAGTAGCAGTAGTTGTTGTGGTACTTATTATAGCCACTTAATTTTAAAAAGGAATCCAATGAAAGAAGCTTTAAAAAAGCTTAAGAAACATTTCGCAGAACTTCAAAAGTTAGAAGCTAAAGAAGAAATGATTATAGAAAAAATAGATGAAGCAATTGATGAGTTATCAGATTGCGACCATTCAGATTGTAAATAAGAAGAAGTATTATGGCAAAGACCTATTTAGCATTAACTAATGAATTATTAGTAGAACTTAATGAACCAGAACTTACAGCAGTTGCTGACGGAGTAGGAATACAAAAACAAGTTTCAAACTGTGTAAATAGAGCTTACTCTGATATAGTAGATGCTGTTGATAATTGGTCATGGTTAAGTACTGATAGACCTGATGACCCTTACTATGGAAATACAATTGTTCAAACAGTTATTGGACAAAGATGGTATCTATCAAAAGCTCTTTCAACAGGGGTAGATACTGATTTTGATTCAGTCAATTGGGATATGTTTACTCTTGTAGATACTGCTTCACCTTTTACAATTAATAAATTAGCATTTACAACTTTAACAGTTTGGAGAAATAGTTATGCAAAAGCAGAAGAAGCTGATGCTAGAACTGCTCAATATGGAGTACCATTAAGAGTTATAAGAAGTTCTGATGGTAGAAGATTTGGGTTATCTCCTATACCTGATAAAGTTTATAATATACATTTCTTTGCATATGATAGACCAACTCCTTTATCTGCAGATACAGATGAAGTTGCATTTCCAGAACAATATAAAACAGTTTTATTAGCAAGAGCTAGATATTATATTTATCAATTTAAAGATAATATAGCTCAATCACAATTAGCATTAGATGAATACAAAAAAGGATTACAGTCAATGGCTGATAATTTAAATTCACCACAACCACAATATATGTCAGACGTAAGATTTACGTATTTGTTACCATAAGGAAAATTTAAATGCCAACACAAGGAGCTTCCATTACAGTTGCAGGAGGTTTAGATTTAGTTTCAAGTGCTCATGCATTATTTAGAACACCTGGAGCCGCAACTATTTTACAAAACTTTGAATCAGCTACAACAGGTGGCTATCGAAGAATAAATGGTTTTACAAAATGGGGTGCAGGAAGTGCAACCAGTCCAAGCGGTACAACTACAGATGCTATAACAGGAATAGTTCCATATGCTAATGGAGTTATTGCTTGTCAAGGTAATAATATTTATTGGAGTACAGATGGTATTACTTGGCTTCAAATTAATAAAGATACTTATAAAAGTTTAACTGGTACAGTTGCAGTAACTGCAAGTTCAGCAGCAGTTGTTGGAACTGGAACATCATTTACAACTGAATTAGCTGTAGATGATAGAGTAAAAATTAATAGTATTACATATAGAGTTTTATCTATTACCGATAATACAAATTTAACATTAGATATTGAAGTTGTATCTACTGCTAGTGGTCAAACTATTTATAGAAGTGGAATGACTTCTGCTGAAGTAGCAAGTGCTACAACAGTTGCAAGAACAAATCAAGCTAATAATCAGTTTGCTAACTATGAATCAAATGGTGCTTATGGAACTTTATATATTGTTGATAGTACCAATAAAGTAGCTGAATTTCAGATTACAACTTCAGGTGGAGTTAATACTTATTACTTTGAAGAACTACAAAGGTCAGCTCCAGTTAATCCTAAAAGATGTACTATCTTTTCAGAACGATTAGTTGTAGCTGGACAATCAGTATCAACAAGTACTGTTGCTTATAGTAGCCGATTAAAACCTTATGATTTTGAAGCTACTGGTTCAGGAGCAATTGATGTTGGAGATATAATTGTAGGAGTTAAAGTCTTTAGAAATACTCTTATTATATTTTGTAAAAATAGTATATTTGAGTTGACAAGCCTTGATTCTGACCCTATACTTAAATCTATAACCAAAAATATAGGTTGTATAGATGGAAATACAATTCAGGAAATTGGTGGAGATTTAATATTTTTAGCACCTGATGGATTAAGAACAGTTGCTGGAACAGCTAGAATTGCTGACGTTGAAATCGGTTCTGTTAGTAGAAAAATCTTACCTTTAATAAATGACCTTTTAGATAATATTGCTGATTATACTCTTTCAAGTATGGTTATTAGAGAAAGAAGTCAATACAGATTATTTTACTTTCAATCAGGTCAAGCAGATGCAAGTCAAAAAGGAATTATAGGAACATTTAAATTTGATGAACAGGGAATCCCTGCTTTTGAATGGAGTAATACAAAAGGTTTAGTCGTTAAGACTTGTGCTTCAGATTTAAATACTTCTAATGAAGAAGTGAAATTTAGTGCAGATGAAAGTGGATATGTTTATTTGCATGATAGTGGAAATAATTTTAATGGTGAAAATATTAGTGGAGTATTTCAAACACCAGATATGGATTATGGCGATAATGGTTTAAGAAAAAGTCTTTATGCTGTTAAAGCAAATATTAAACCAGAAGGAGTACAAGACGATTTAAAATTAAGAATTAGATATGATTTTGAATCTTCAGATGTTCCCCAACCTGGTGTATTTAGTGTTGGTACTTTAGCTGCTACATCTTTATATGGAGGTGCTGCATATGGAACAGGAACTTATGGTGCAGTAACTTTACCAAGTAAAAGAATGTTAGTAATAGGAAGTGGTTTTTCAAATAGTTTTAGATTTTATAGTAATGATACGAATGCTGCCTATGCAGTTAATGGATTATTTGTATCATTTATAGCAGGAGGAAGAAGATAATATGGCAGGTTATGTACGACAAAGTTCAGCCGAAATAGCTGATGCTCTTACAATTGAAGCTGTTGATTTAAATAATGAATTTAATGATTTAGTAGCAGCTTTTAGTAATACTTCAGGACATAAACATGATGGCACAGCAGCCGAAGGTCCTGTTATTTCTGTCCTTGGAGATTCAGGTGTCGCTACACCATTAAATAAAATTTTAGTTGATACTGCAAATAAACATATAGAATTTTATACAGATGTAAGTTCTGCAGCAGTACAACAATTAAGAATTCAAGATGGAGCAATCGTTCCAATTTTAACTAATGATATAGATTTAGGTACAGCTTCTTTAGAATTTAAAGATATACATATTGATGGAACTGCAAATATTGATACTTTAGTTATTGGTTCTTCAACTGGTGTTACATCTGTTGATACAGATTTAGCTTCAGTTTCAGCAAGTGATGATACACTAGCTTCTGCTAAAGCAATTAAAGCTTATGTAGATGCAGTCCCTGTCGGAGACATTACTTCTATTGTAGCAGGAAGTGGTTTAACTGGAACAGATTTATCAGGACCAATACCAACTTTAAATGCAATTGGTGGAAATGGTATAACTGCTAATGCTGATGAATTAGTAATTGATACAGCAATAACAGTTGATAAAACAACAGCACAAACTTTAACAAATAAAACTTTAACTGCTCCAGTTATAGCAACAATTTCAAATACTGGAACAATAACTTTACCTACTTCAACAGATACATTAGTTGGTAAAGCTACTACAGATACTCTTACAAATAAAACATTAACAAGTCCAGTTCTTAATACAGCAATTAGTGGAACAGCTTTTAAAGATGAAGATACTATGTCTTCTGATTCAGCAACTGCTGTATCTTCACAACAATCTATTAAAGCTTATGTTGATACCCAAGTCGCAACTATACCAGTTGGAGATATTACTTCAGTTGTTGCAGGAACAGGTTTAACAGGTGGTGGAACATCAGGTGATGTTACTTTAAATGTTATTGGCGGAACAGGTATTACTGCAAATGCAGATGATATTGCAATTGATAGTACTGTTGTTGCTACATTAACTGGTACTCAAGTTTTATCAGCTAAAACATTAACTAGCCCAGTTTTAAATGGAACACTTAGTGGTACAGCATTTTTAGATGATGATACTTTAGGAGATGATTCTGCTATAGCAGTTGCATCTCAACAATCTATTAAAGCTTATGTTGATGCACAATCACATTCTACTGTTACAGCAGATAGTGTTACTACATTTACAAATAAAACAATAGATGAAGATGCTACTGGTAACGCAATTACAAATTTAGCTAATGCAAGTATTAAAGCAGCAGCAGCTATTGATGCAACAAAGATTGCAGATGGTACTGTTACAAGTACAGAGTTTCAATATATAAATAGTTTAAGTTCAAATGCTCAAGACCAAATAGATTTAAAAGCACCTTTAGCTTCTCCAGCTTTAACTGGAGACCCTACAGCTCCTACACAATCAGCAAGTGATAACTCAACTAAACTTGCAACAACAGCTTATGTTGATGGTCAAGTTGCAACAGAAAATGAATTATCAGAATTAAATGATGTAACGATTGCAGGTATTGCAGATGCTAATTATTTAATATATGATAATTCTGCAAGTGTTTGGAAAAATAAAGCGATAAGTGGTGCTTTTACTTCTGATAATTTAGGAGTAACAACTTTATCTGCTTTAATAGATGCTACAAAAATAGCAGATGGAACTGTTACAAGTACAGAATTCCAGTATATTAATACTTTGGCTTCTAATGCACAGGACCAAATAGATACGAAAGCTTCAGCAGGTTTTGCTGTGGCTATGGCGATTGCTTTGTAGTTTACAACATGGCAAAAATATGGTATAATTAGGATAACAAATGGCTCAAAATTTTCAAAGAACACTAAAAAGAAATATCACTCTCTTGGCTTCCCCTATGGAACTAAGAGCAGCTACTACAACAAATGATGCAATCATAGGTGTAAGATGTACTAATACTTCTGGTGTATCAGTAAATGTTACTGTCTATGTAAAAAATAGTGCAACAAACTATTACATTATCAAAGATGCTCCCATCCCTACAGGTGGAAGTTTAGAATTAATTGATGGTGGTTCAAAAGTTGTATTACAAACTGGAGATTCAGTTGAAGCTTATGCTTCAGCAGCAACTTCAATTGATATTATTACAAGTGTTGTTGATTCAATTAGTACATAATATTAAGGATAATATAAATGGCATATGTTGGTGCAACTCCTGCACGAAAAGCTTTAACTTCAAGTGATATTTCTGATGGTATAATTACTGCTGGAAAAATTGCAACTGATGCAGTTGAAACTGCAAAGGTTAAAGATTTAAATGTTTCTACAGGAAAGTTAGCTGCTGATGCAGTTACTAATGCTAAAACAGAATTTACACCTGGATTAGAAATCAAAGGTGATGGTGCAAGTGCTGCTGGTAAATTAACTTTAAATTGTGAACAAAATACTCATGCAGTTCATATTGAAAGTCCTGCTCATTCAGCAGGAGCTGGATATACTTTAACACTCCCTACAGGAGTTGGAACTGATGGACAAGTTTTAGCAACAGATGGAACAACTTCAAATCAATTAACTTGGGTAGATGCAGTAGAAGCAAAACCTACTGTCACTGCAGTAAGTACAGTTATTTTACCAGATACAACAACAAGTGTAACTATTAC